CTGAGCAGCTACACGGAGCAGGTTGTTGTAGTCACCTGACATGGACTCATCTTGATACTGGTTGATTTCTTCTTCACTGACGCCAGCTTGGCGCAGTGCTTTAGACACGGCAGACATGATGGCATAAGCATTGCCATCCCTGCCTGTCAGCTGTACTTTGACGTCATACTTAGCTGTGCTTGTGCTCATTACTGTACCTCCTTGTTTGTTAGCAGTAAGCCTTCGAGCATTGTTACCCGGGCTTCAAGATTCTTTACGTGTTGTGATACGAGCATTTGATTTTTAACAATCTCTACGATTGCACCCATGGTTTGGGTCTGTGATTCCATGAGCTCTGTTAATGATGGGATGTGGGGCATTATACTTTCCACTCTTTCTTGTTGATAGTTGTGTCTGTCTCTACATGTATGATAGCTGAACCAGCAGTCCAGCGCGCATGTCTGTAGCCTGACAGCGTACAAAGATAATGTTTATATGCTGACTGATAGTCAGCGAAGTACTTAACGTAATCATCTTGCCAGTGGTCTGCGTATGTCACTACTTTATAGGCTTTGGTCTTGACATGTGAGACAGATACTGAGTCCATATGTCCTCCTTAATATGGACATGTGTGGCAGATTGTTACGTTGCTAGGTCCGCATAAAAAAAGCAGAGCAGAGCAGACCTGAGTCTGCTCTGCTCTGTAGTTTTTAGTTGTTGTTTACTGTTGACTTGCTTACGTTGTACACTGCTGACTTGAGGGCTACGTGTTCGACCTCAATCTGAGTGAATGGCTTGAAGCGTTGTGAGTTCTCGATGCCAGGGCGGCGGTCGAAACGAGTGACCAGTTTGCCTGAGATGTACAACTCTTGGTCTTGATTTGCTTCAGCATACTTGACTTCGTCTTGGTTGTTGATGAACACCAAAGGCATGGTTGTTACGCACTTACCATCTGAATCACGCTGTGAAATATTAGCTGTCCAGATTGAGCCAGTTGTACCACGTGCTTGGATGTTCTTGACGTTACCAGTTAGTGTGATTGTGTTCATGTTATTCTCTCTTTCGTTAGTTAGTTGGTTAGTGGCAACTGCCTCTGCCGACAGGCACAGAGGCAGTCTGCCTTGGTATATATTAGTTACAGTTTGGACACGCTGCATGTGAGTTGCATGCATAGTGGCAGCTAGAGCACACTGCTTCGTGCGCTGAAAGCTCGAGCTCTGGCTCGAAGTAGCGGTCAATCATGTGAACTACAGGCTCGAGGAACTCACGACGAATCCACCATTGGTCGGCTGGTTCGATGAACTCAACCTTGAAGGTGACGAGATGACAGTGGTCATCCCATTCCTCAACCATACGGACTTGCTTAGGAGCACGACCGAGGATGATTTCTGAGTCGACGAAGTCAGACTCAGCAAGGTCGGAGTGCTCGACGACCTTGGACTCAGGTACACGGTCAGCCTCACGGAGCGACCACGCGATGCGTGCGTCGCGACCTTCTTTGTCTTCCGCCTTGGCGGTACAAGCTTTGCAAGTCCAGCCTAGGACTTCGCACATATCACAGTCACCGTCATAATCCACGACGATGGTCAAGCCTTCTTCTTGGTACTGTGTGGTCATCATCTTCTCTTTTCTGTTTGTAGGGAATCCACCCACTTGGTGAACGCCAATATCGGGACTCCTAAGTCATACCGTCTGCTATCAGCAGACGGGCGCGGGTGGCGTCAGACACCCGAGAACGCGTGGTGTGACGAGCGCGTGGCGCAGACACGCGGCCGCGAGCCATCACGCGGTCAGAGCAATCGGTAGCGGTTAGGTCTGAGCAAGCGAAGACCTGCTACCGATTTGACGACGGAGTACGATGAAGGCGCCGTAGGAGGGCTGGACAGGCACAGTACGCCGTTACGCCTTGGCGTTCGGCGACTGCCTGTTCAGAACAAGGCGGGGCGTGGCGCATCGGAGCGAGGAACCCGAAGAGGTGACGAGCCCCCATGCGACAGACGAGCGATAGCGAGTGTTCGCCAGCCGCGTGGCTACGCGGCAGCGCCAGTGGTCCGACCATGCAAGCGCCGAAGCAGCAGGCGTGGCGTAGACACGCCAGATGCTTGGACAGACGCGGTGCGTCCGGCAGGTACCACCGCTCAGCCATTGACCGACAGGCAAAAACATCTTGGTTTGTAATACGAGAACAGCAGACGCCCGAGCGAAGCGAAGGGACCTGCTTGATTCTGAGCTTTGACCGAGCCCGTCCAGGGGCAGCCGAGGACCTGCTTAGCCGAACGGGCAGACGCCCGAGTGTAACGAGGGACCTGCTTAGTGAGGCGTGCAGACGCCGAGGCTCTGCCAGAGCTGCTTGCAGACGCTGGCAGCAGGTCAAGGAGAGGAATCTGTTCGACTATTCCTCTGTTTACCTGTAAGGGAAAAACAGTTTAATGACTGGGCGCAGGAGACCAAGTGTGCTTGGGAGACTGCTGCCCTGAACAGGGACACTGCTATACAGGTACTCCTGTCTGGGTCTTTGACCCAGCGGTTATTAAACTGACGCAGTCTGCAAATCTGAATGTCTGACTGAAATCTTTTGTCAGTATAGTGACACAGTACTGTCCTAGTATGTCCGGTTTTGTCCTGATTTCCGCGCAAGGATTTTCCTCGTTGAGGAAAATACTTCTGTTCGAAACGTTCGTTTCGACTGTTTGAACGGATTATATATAGTAGAGCAGTACTGCTACAGAACAGTATTCGCAGGCTTTTATATAGCCTGCTCATACTGTTACAGAACAGTAACTGTACAGACAGCCTGTAGCTGGATAGAGGTGGATAGACTAGGGGACACGGTGGCGGGAAAAGGATTCGGCACGGGTGAAGACCACTTCAAGGTCAAGGCACTACGTGAGGCAAAGGACAAGGTCCTAGACCTAGTGTCTAAGGGGGCAACCACCCACCAAGCGATGACTGCCGTGAATAAGAAGCCGGACACTATCAGGCAGTGGATGCTGCGTGACTCCGAGTTCGCCTCCGCTTTGGCGCAGGCTAAAGAACGAGGAGAGGCTGTAGGCTTCGACGAGCTGGGCAAGTCTAAAGAAGAACTTTACTTTTCAGAATTTTCAAAAATATTTTTAGGGCAGCAAGTCTTCCCCCATCATCAAGACTGGGTAGACCTGTTAGAGGGACGGGAACCCTCTTGGCTGCACCCGAGCATGATATACGAGCCAGCAGAGCGACACCGCTTGTTGGTCAACGTACCGCCGGAGCATGCCAAGTCCACCGTGATTACGGTGAACTACAGCACCTACCGTATTGCCCTCGACCCCAATGTTCGAATCATCGTCGTTTCGAAGACACTCGTAAAGGCACGAGAGTTCGTGTACGCAATCAAGCAACGTCTATCGCACCCGCGCTGGCTCAAACTCCAGAATGCCTACGCTCCAGAGGGTGGCTGGGAGAAAGACGCTGACACTTGGCGAACTGATACAGTGTACCTCGGGGGTGATGCGCGTAACTCCAGCGAGAAAGACCCAACCCTCCAAGCACTGGGTATGGGTGGACAGATTTACGGCGCACGTGCCGACCTGATTATTCTTGATGACTGCATTACCACAGCCAACGCCCATGAGTGGGAGAAGCAAATCAACTGGTTGCAGAAGGAAGTTATCACCCGTCTAGGTAAGAATGGCAAGTTACTCGTAGTAGGGACACGAATTGCAGCTAACGACCTTTACAAAGAACTCCGCAATCCTAAACATTGGTCGGGCGGTCGTTCGCCCTTTACGTACATGGGTATGCCTGCCGTGTTGGAGTATGCGGATAAACCAGAAGACTGGACGACTCTTTGGGCGCAGTCAGATGTTCCTTGGGACGGGGACGAAGATGTGCCCGACAAAGACGGCTTTTATCCGAAATGGGATGGAGCAGCTCTTTTCAAGCGGCGAAGCGAAGTTACTCCAAGTACGTGGGCACTCGTTTATCAACAGGAAGACATTCAAGAAGACTCCGTCTTCCCCCCAGCGCTGGTTGCCGGAAGTACAAACGGGGCTCGAAGAACCGGAGTTCTACGTCCGGGAGCAGTAGGACATCCCAACCATGTCGAGGGGTACACCATCATTGGTGTTGACCCAGCAACGGCAGGTAAAGCAGCGTTCGTAGTTCTTAACTACAACCGAGCTGATGGTCGGATGTATGTGCTCGACTGTGTCAACATGTCGGAGCCCAGCTACCAAAAGATTATTAACATGGTCCGTGAGCTAGTAGACAAGTACAAGCCTAATGAAGTTCGTATTGAAATTAACGCGTTCCAGAAAGCCTTCGAGCTCGACAACGACTTCCGCCAGTGGCTTGCTGGATACGGCGTACGGCTTGATTCTCAGTTTACAGGCAAGAACAAATGGGATACCAACTTCGGAGTTTCCTCCATGTCAACCCTGTTTGGTACCACCCGAGACGGACGACACGAAAAGAACAACCTCCTAGAGTTGCCATCCAGTGATGGCTCCGAAGGAGTAAAGGCTCTTATCCAGCAGTTGCTGACATGGAGACCTGACAGCAAGGGAGCCACTGACTGCGTCATGGCTTTATGGTTCACTGTCATCCGTGCCCGTGAGCTGATTCAAAAGAATACGAACGTGACGCCCTACATGTCTAACCGGTGGGCTACACGCTCACAGATGGAAAGAAGAACCGCAATCAACCTTGACGAAGCTTTCGCTTCTCAATGGTCCGAGAGATTTGGATAATCATGGCGCAATACGCGAATCAGTCACAGCTGGATGCTTACAAGAACAATCCAATGCCTGAGCAAACTATGTCTCCTCAGCAGGCTGGAACAACTAAGCCACAGGTAGGAAAAGTAGGACCAGATACTGTCTGGACTCCCAAGCCAACCCCAGCTCCTGTAGACCCAGGATTTGCTGGACCAACACGACCAGCAGCTCCAGTACAGAAGCACACCGCTGGCGGAGTCCTTGGTGGTGCTCACATGGGTGGACACTCTGATGTCGCAAGCAAGTTGGGTGTTACTCAGCTTCCAAACACAAAGAAATCAAAGAAGTAATTACCCTTAAGGATTCCTAAATGCTGACAATGCCGCAAATCATTAACCGCGTTCAGGCGCTGCGCTACCGTAGCACCTCGCGGGATATGCGTAACGGTGATGTCCAAATGGTACGTCAGGGTAAAATCTCACAGGTTTACCCTAACTTCTTCCCAGATGGTATCGACCAGAACGTAGTAGCAAACTTCATCGACATCGTCGCTCGCGACCTTGCCGAGATGATTGCTCCGCTGCCTGCCATCAACTGCTCTGCCGTTAACCAGACGTCAGACCGTGCCCGTCAGTTCGCTGACAAGCGCACACGCATTGCCGCTAACTACTTCCGTCATTCGGATATGGAAGTCGCAATGTACTCAGGTGCCGATATGTACCTGACCTATGGATTCCTCCCATTCATTATTGAACTGGATGAGGAAGCAAAGCTGCCACGCATCAGACTAGAAAATCCAATAGGGGCTTACCCCGAGTTTGACCGCTACGGACGATGCATTTGCTTTGTCAAGCGTTACTCTATGACGCTAGGTGAACTGGTGGCACAGTTCCCTGATTACGAGAAGCAGATTCTCGGTCCTGCCGGATACAAGCAAGACATGAACGGCATGATTGAGATGGTCCGCTATTACGACAAAGACCAGTCTGTTCTCTTCCTCCCATCTCGCAACCACTTTGTGTTGTCTCAAGCAGCCAACCCAATGGGCAAGATGATGGTAGTTATCGCCAAGCGACCAAGCGTTGATGGCGAACTTCATGGACAGTTCGACGATGTGTTGGGCATTCAGTTGCTCCGTAACCGATTCGCTCTGCTTGCTATGGAAGCAGCCGAGAAATCCGTTCAGTCACCAATCGTTCTGCCTAACGACGTCCAAGAACTACAACTTGGTGGAGATGCGGTTATTCGTACCGCTAACCCTGCTGGTGTACGCCGTGTAGAACTGACGCTTCCACAAGGCGCGTTCAATGAGCAGGCTTTGCTCAATGATGAACTACGTACAGGAGCTCGTTATCCTGAAGCCCGTTCGGGCAACATGAAAGCATCTATTGTTACTGGTGCCGGTGTCGAAGCCCTGATGGGTTCATTTGATTCTCAAATCAAAGCGGCACAAACAATATTCACCACCGCGCTACGTGATGTTATCTCTCTCTGCTTTGAGGTAGATGAGAAACTCTTTGACGAAGAGAAGACCATCCGTGGTGTCGATGCTGGTTCCCCATACGCTATTACATACTTGCCACGCAAGGACATCAAGGGAGACTACTCCGCAGATGTTCGCTACGGCATGCTTGCTGGTCTCAACCCAGCGCAAGGACTAATCTTCATGCTCCAAGCACTTGGTGGAAAGCTTATCTCCAAGGACTTGGCTATGCGTGAATTGCCATTCAATGTCAACGTGACCTTGGAACAAGAGAAGATTGAGACCGAAGACCTACGCACATCGTTGATGGGTGCTATTCAGGCATACACCCAAGCGATTCCGCAGATGGCAGCACAGGGTCAAGACCCTACGGACATCATCAAGAAAATCTCTACCGTTATCCAGAAGCGTCAAAAGGGTGAAGCCCTTGAAGATGTCATGCTGGAAGTGTTCCAACCAGAGAATCCTCCTGCTGGAGCACAACAATCGGTTGAGCAGCCGTCCGTCCCTTCTGCTCCCGGTGCCCCAGTAGGAGGCTCACAACCTCAAGGTGGACCCGAAGGGCAACAAAACCCCGAGGAACAAGGCGCAGGTATCACAACACCTCGACCAGAATTAGAAAGTTTGCTCTCCAGCATGAACGTGTCTGGAAAGGGTAATGCAAGCGTAAGGACAATCAACCGTCGCGTAGTGGGATAGGGACATGACAACGATTATCGGTATAGAAATTGAGAAGGGCGCTCAGATTCTCGCAGATAGTCAGGTCACTGACGATAGCGGCAAGATGTTTAGTCATCCAAGTATGACAAAGATTAACCATCGTGGTGCATTTATCATCGCTGGTGCAGGAGAAATCCTGCCTTGTGATGTTATCCAGCACATCTGGGACCCACCACGTTTGATGGCGAAAGACAAACAAGACCTTTATCACTTCATGGTAGTCAAAGTAATCCCTTCGATGCGCAAGTGTCTAAAGGAAAACGGTTATAACTTTGATGAACAAGGCAGTGAACGGTTCCAATTCCTCGTCGCAGTAGGCGGAGAGTTGTTTGAACTGGATGAAGACCTTGGTATCACCAAGTCTAATACCGGACATTACGCCATTGGTTCTGGAGCACCATACGCATTAGGTGCTCTAGCAATGGGAGCAGATGTTTTCGAAGCAATGGAAGTAGCAGCAAAGCTTACAGCTTTTACTGCACCACCATACACAACAGCATTTCAATCTAAGTAGGAGGATACATGGCAGACGCAAGAGGCGGTTATCGCCAGCCAAGTAATCCAGCTCCTGTATCAGGACCGGGTGCTCTGTCTCGCCGTACTGACGGCGGACCCATGGACGGAATGACACCACCCGCTCCTACTCAAGGAGCCAAGTACATGCCCGGAATGGGCTATGGTCAGGGCGGAAATATGCAACAGCAACAGGGTGCTCCCCTTGCTGGTGCACCAACACCACCCGTTCCTCCTGCTGTACCTCTAGCTGCGCCTACAATGCGCCCTAACGAGCCTGTAACCACTGGCATCAACTCTGGTCCAGGTGCTGGCTCTGAGGTCCTACAGACCCCTTCAGGGGCTCAATCACCTTCTATGACTATTAAGCGCCTTGCCCAGACCGACCCTACAGGAGACTCAGAACTTATCTACCGTGCCTTGGTTGATAGAGGTCTCTAGTGTCGCTAGTTAATCCGCTTACACCTAACAATGGTCTTAGTGCTCAGACGGCTGTAGCCGCTCCGTCTCTATATGCAGCTGCTTCTAGCCTGCCACTAAACCAGAATCAAGCGACTCAGATTAACAACATCTCCTCTGTTGTGGGATTGAACCAGCAACTGGCAGGTCTTTCAGCTCAAGATGCTCAGAAGAAGTACCAACAGCTGGACCCACAGGTACAACAGCAACTTAAATCTTTCTATGGCGAAGCGCCATACATGCAACAGGGACAAAAAAACTTCTTCGTTCGTGCTGCTGGTGATGTACTAGGTGCAGTAGTCAGCCCGTTCAAGGCTGCTTTTAAGACTCTTGGCGATTACGGCAAGGTTATTAACGTACCGTACCTTCTCGGTCGCGAGATGACGCAGGGTGACCCACTCTCATGGAAGTCTTTGAAGACTGCATGGGACGGAACTGAAGTCTATGACAACGGCTCTCTTGCTCAATTGCACAAAAAGTACGGTGACACCGATACCTTTGTTGCCATGAATACCCTTGATGGGTTAACTCCCGGCAAGATTATTGAAAAGTACGGCACAGTTAATAGCGATATTCTTGGCTCCATTGCCAAGATGATGGACAAGCCATCTGAGTTTAACTCTATGCTCAACGACTTCAAGGCTTCTCAAGTCTCTCCCGGTCGTGACCTTGCCCGTGTTATGTTTAGCGCACAACCAACGGACAACAAACTGCATAGCGGTTTTGGTTTTCGTATGTTGTCAGGCACTCTTGATGCTGCCTATGAAATTTTGCATGACCCACTAACGTGGTTGACTGGCGGCACCGACCGCGCAGTGATGGCTTCTGAGAAGCTAGGCAATGCTTTGGCTGCAGGAACCAAGACAGTTGAAGAAGCCTTTGCACGCGGTGATGTTCGCCGTACATGGGACAACGTGGCTGGTCCGCTTATCGAGAAGCTGGCAGGAGCTCGCGAAGCTGGCGACGTTCAGGCAGCAGCTACAGCTCGTAACGCTATTAAAACTCAGCTTCCAGCTATGAGCAATGACAACTTGCTCAATGAATTTGCTAGCGCAAAGCTGTTCAACGCAGATGCTGCAAAGAATTATTTCAGCAAAGCTGAGCCAATGACTAAGTTACTGGCTGGTAGCACAGACTCTACCGAGTTCTTCCGCACTGGTGTGCCTATCGCTAAGCGTACACACGAACTTACTTCATGGGTAAACGCTACAGCAAGCAAAGTTTTCAACGGTACAGCTACTGAAGAAGAAGCCAACAAGTTCCCAGAACTCATGAATGATATTCATGGCATTGGTTCTGACCGTAATCAACTTTTTACTGAAGGTATCTTCAACGCGGACCCTATGCGTCCGCTGACTACTCAAGGTTTGACAGACCAGACACAGCAACTTGCTAGCACTCGGTTGAAGATTGGTCGCTTCATGGCACGCTTCCCGGGCAATACACCTATCGGTGTCTTTGATGAGCAGGTAGATAAGTCCATGCCCGCACTACGCGGTCTTGGTCGTTTGATTTACCCTAAGACATTTGCTGATTACTTTGCTGAGGCGTACCGCCAGTCGGTACCAGCAGACCGTGTCATCCTTCTTCGTGGTTTGTACACACAAATCATGCACAACATGGGCTTGCACGCTACCGAACAAGGTCAGACTCTTATGGAGAACATCCTTAAGGACAAGTTTGGTGACCAAGTTGGGTACATGAACCAAGCAAAGATTGGTGTACCGGGACAGTTTAAGGACGAATTGCGTTCAGGTGGCATTGTTCCTGAGACAGCAGACACCAAAGCGGATGGTGAGTTCCAGTATTACCACGGTGGACCTATCCACAACTACCAACCAACCACAGTTATTGGTTCGTTGCCATGGGGTCAGCTCTCCGATTACGGTTTGTACATTGGCAAAAACGCCCGTGCGCGTGAAATCATCCAGTCATCTGGTGCTCACACCGCTCGAGCCGTTGCTCGCAAGGGTGTGAACCAATGGTCATGGTTGACTCTGTTCCCACGCCTAGGTATCCGTGCTTCGCTAGACGAAGCTATGTTCTATAGCCTATCTGCACAGGGACGAGACCTGTATCACTGGGGACTTGGTAAGAATATTGGCAAAGTAGTTACCGCATTTACTGGTGATGAAAAGCAAATCCCTCCAGTCAAGCGTGCTATTCTCAACTGGTTGGACAAGAATCCAGCAAAAGCTTTAGAAGATGCCGACCGCGTTAAAACAATGAACATTAACGGCGAGGAACGCTTCATTCTTGATGACAAAGAGAACATTGTCAAGAATCTTCAAAACTACCTTGAAGGCGTATTGCCTAAGGGCAAAGCAGTTGTTGATGAAGAACACCAACGTGTGACTTATCCACATCAGGAAAAGCTGATTAACTGGGTAACACAGATGTTGGTACACACCGATGGTGCTGTCTCTAACGCACTTATCAACTCTTCGATTGGCAAGTCTTCTATCGAAGCACTCAATGGTGGAGATTTCTCTTACGACCTGACAAGCAAGTCTGCTCTTACCCGAGCTATGAAAGAATTAGGCTTC